ATAATAGAAACTTATTAAGGCAAACCCTGAAAAACCCCGAAAAATCAAGGAACTTTCCGAAAAAACACCTGTAGGTCTCCAGATTGTTCACACAATCAAAAATTACGCGAACACCTGCAGAATCCCTGCCGTATTCGGTGCCATATCCGCCTTTTCGACATAAAAATTTTCTGTCACCGAAATCGACGAATGCCCCAGTTGCGCGCTCGCTATCTCCAGTGATGCGGTACGCGATAAGAGTGTAGCGACTGTTGCGCGCATTGCATGTGGAGTTACGCCTTCAAATTCTGTTCCTTTGACCTGTGAACGCCATGCCGAAGCGAGAGAGTTTGAGGGGATAACCCCGGATGGCGTGTTATTGGTGTAAATCAGTAAGGGATTATCGGAGGGTATAGCCAATTCACTCCGGATCGTCTCAGCTGTGAACTCAGGAACGTACATAGAGAGCGTTTTGCCATTTTTACGCTTGTCGCTGCGGTGTGCATCTGCTCCGTATCCGACGATTGCACCTCGTAAGTGCACGAGCATTCCCGCTGGTGTCTCTTCGATGTCTTCCCACCGGCGAATAGCACACGCTTCACCGGGTCGCGCCGCTGTACCAAGCATGACATCGCAGGCTAAAAGACAGTTCCCGCGCAAAATCTTACGCAACCGTGAAACTTCTTCGACGCTGAGTGCTTTTTTATGCTTTACCTTGTGTGGAAGTAGCTTTATGCCTCGTGCTGGATTAGTGGCTACTGCGTCATGTTGCCGGGAAAGCTCTAGGACTTGTGAGAGCACCGCGACTGTCATTCTAGCTTGTCCAGGTGGTAGCGTACGGATCAGTTGGTAGATTCTGCCTGCGGTGCATTCAATTAGCGTGATATTCCCCATTGCGGGAATAATGACTTTGTTTAGGATGTTGCGGTAGCCGATGAGCGTGTTGTGTGCTAGATTGCGTGTTTCTAGCTCGGATTCCCAGAGCATCGCTGCGTCAAGTATTTTTGAGTAGGGTGTCAGCGTGCCGCTACCAGCGTGGAGTATCCCGGCGATGTAGTCTCGCAGATCTAATTCTGCCTCGGATTTGAGACGGCGGGTTTTTTGGGCGCGTCTGATTTTTCCATCGTAGCCCCGGTAGTAGGCGGCAGCTTTCCACGCGCCGGATTCGGTGCGTGTGAGAAAGATTTTTCCGTGTTTTCCGATGGGTAACCGTTCGCGGGACATGATATAATCTTTCCTGTATTCGCGCATCCTGCATGGGATACGGAAGCCCCGGAACCGAGCAAGGTTCCGGGGCTTTTTTCTTGCTGTGGGTCTACACCATTATAGGTTTACCAGCGGCGGCGTGGTATTCCTGCAGGTATGTGTTCAGAACGTTGTGGGTTACACCGAGTTCGTAGGCGATAGCAAAGGGGTTCCCCGGATAGTGAGAGGCAGCTTTCACAAGGTCTCGGTGGAAGATCAATCGTTGCGCGGATACTACGTCGCAGTAGCGTTCGCGCCGCACATCCAGATCGTGCATATGGGGCATTGGTTCGTCATCACGTTCGGCATGAATGATTTCATGCGCAAGCGTGCACCTTGCCTGTCTCCACGATAGTTTAGGTGACAGCATGATTACGCCGTCGCCTAGATAGAGGGCCGCAAGCCCGCATCCCGGCTGCTCATTCAGCACGAGAAAACCTAATTCGCGGGCGTGTGCCCACGGATCGTAAAGAGCCATATTTAATTATGCTTTCGTGAGTGATATTTGACGAAAATTTCTATTGTCACGCAAAACTGGAAGTCTTCGGGCTAATTAGACATCCTCCCATCGTTTAGCGGCTAGATCGTAATTTTTTTGAGTGTGCAAGTGCATCATTTCGTTGTGTCTCACACGAGCGCGAGCCACACGCTCAGCCTCTTGCTTGTCTAGGTGCGCCTGTGCTGCCTGATTTTCACGACGCAATTCTATGATTTTTTCTGCATCTCGGAGCACGTGATGAGGGCTGATCCCCAGTGCCTCACAAATAAGTTGGAATTGCCAAAGCGACAACACAGAAGAATCTTTTCCTAATGCACGGGATATGACCGATCGGGGCACACTGCTTCGGCGCGCCAATTCGGCTTGAGACATATTCTTCTCCTGTAGATGTGCCCGCAAAACCGTGTGAACTTCTTCAAGTAATTCTGTGACTTCTGCTGTAGATTTGCGTGACGTTGTCATATATAAAATATAGCATATTTTTTTAATATTTTGGTGAATTTTAGTATCTTGAGTTGCAAACATCCCAATAATGGGATAAAGTTTGTATATAAGCTCAAACGAAAGAAAACTGAATGAACGAATACGAGAGAGTGCTATACACCACTCGATTAGTTCTCAAGCATCAAAGAAAGACGCAGGAGCAACTAGCCGAACATCTAGGCGTATCACTCATTACCGTAAACCGCCACCTCAACGGCAAAAAAAGCTTCTCACTCAAGCACTTTTGCGAAGTTGCACAATTCTTGAATACCACGCCTTCGGAACTATTTCGAGGGTTCGAATCCGAAGCACTAAAGGAGTAAAATTTTTATACCAATCATCCCAATATTGGGATACCAATAAGGAGAAACCAATGCGCGAATACACAGAAATGGTTGCAAACCTCCACGACCTGCCAGACGCACAATTTCGTGTCCTCATGGCAATTGCCAATACGGCAAACACCAAAACTGAAAATCGAGTCTGGAAAAGTCAAAACCAACTCAGCATCGACGCAAAAAAAACACCCAAAACAGTACGAGCGGCGCTCGCTGATCTTCGACGGCGGGGATTCATTCACGTCTGGAAGAACAGCGCTGAGTCGGTACGTGATGTTTATGTGCTCAATGTCGATGTTTTGGCTGCTGAGGTTACGGCGGCTCAAGCGAGGCGTGCAGTGCTGTATAGCGAGGCAAAGAATGCTGAGACACGGCGCAAGCAGGAATACAGAGTTCGTAAGACTGCTGAATCGGCTTTGATGCATATGCAGATTCGAAGTCTTGAAGATTATGCTAATCAGCATAAGGAGATTGTGGAAAAAGATGTGTAAAACCTGTGTATAACCTGTTGATAAGGGTGTGGATATAAAAAAATGTCCCGGTACTAGTTACCGGAATGTCCCGGTACTAGTTACCGGAATGTCCCGGTACTAGTTACCCGTTGAGTCCCGGTACTAGTTACCTACTTAAACCCTTAAAAGATAAACCCTTAAAAGAAACCCTAAAAGTAAACCCCCATCCCCTCACGAGATCTTAAATCGTTACGTTACGTAACGCGAAGGGTTTTCGGAGGTTCGGGGAAATCCAAAATCAGCTCGAAGGAGTCAAAAATCATGATCCCCCTAGAAATTTTCAAACTCGCAGATTGGGAGCCTATCTCAGGTGTCACGCTCCAGGATCTCGCCGATGACAGCCTCCATTTTTCCGAAGGGGCAGCTCTCGGATTTCTCTTCACCCTCAATGACTCTCTCAAAACTAAAGATCTGGAGTTTCAGCTCAACACAGTTGAACTGTATCGCCGATGCATCATAGACATGCGCCGTGAAGCAACCGACGTTTTCATCAATAAAACGCGAGAACCGGTTTACGGTACTCTCAGCGAAAACTTCATCGAAATCGCCGAAAAAGCTAAATCAGCAGTCGTAGCAACAGCAGTCGGAGATGATTCAGACGTAGAAGACATGCTCGAACGCCTAAAAGGGCATCCAGAACGGATTATTCAGCTTCTCTTGGTGTCATGGTTGATCTTAGTTATTTCACCGCGTCAAATCGGCGCACAAGACTTCCTGAATGGGTACATGATGGGGTCAGTTTTCGGAGACCTGCCCGCCCAGCTGGACGATTTGGAAAGGGAGTTGAAAAACCTTGCCTAACACACTCACTCAAACACGGCAGCTCGAACCAGTTCCAACAATGCTGTGGACGACCGCTGATCTCGCCCGGTGGCTGAATTCCACGGAACAGGCAGTCGCCGCCGATCGCCGCCGCCACCCGGATACGCACCCGCCCTACATCCGCCGCGGCCGCACGATCCGCTACGACCCGCTAAGTGTCTACCAGCATTACAAGAACTTTGAAACTAGATAGGAAATATTCTCATGGCACGCCCTTTAGCTCTGGAACAAGACCGGGAAGCATGGCTCGAAAAAACGGTCGATATGATCCACCGTTTAGCCGCTGTGAACACCACGATCACCGCTGATGATTTGCACGGTCTCGTACCTGAACCAGATCATCCGAACTGGTGGGGGCTGGCATTCCGCCTCGCCGCCGCCCAAAAAATCATCACCAATCAGCCGCCCGCATTCAGAACATCCACCCGCGCCGCCCGCGCCGGAGGAATCATACGAATCTGGCACACCCACAAAGGAAACTAAAAATGTTCATCCTAGCCATCCTTTCCGTCATCGGGGCTATCACATACGGAATCATCCAGCATCTTTTCATCGTTGAACATGAAATCACTCAGCCTACCCACACCCGCGAAGGCTACCAAATGATAAAAACCGTGAACGCACTCACCGCAATTTTCATCGCCGCGTTCCCCGCTCTCTACCTCATCGAACCTTTCACCCACTAGGAGAAAAACAAAAATGAGCACACTCACAAGCACCGATAACAGCATCAAAATTCCAGGGCTAAACCCCATCACCCCCAAACTCAGCAAAGCTGAAAAAGCAGCTCTGGAGAATTGCCCCGGCTGCGGAAAACCGATTGCCAGTCGCACCCGCGGATGCTACTCATGCAAATCACGGCATAACTACTGGAAACGTATAGGCGATAAGCGCGCTATCGTCGCACGGGGCAAAACTCGCATGGTCCATTGCCGAGAATGCGGCGAAGATCTGCCATCGGGGCAATACACCGCCGGGTGCAAAGCGTGTGAACGCCGCCGCTACGACTACAAGCGTCACCTGCAGATCCGTGAAGCAAAAGCAGGAAAACCGCTCCCGCCGCGAGACCCCGAAAAAGCCAAAAAAATTAAAGCTCTCAAACACGCCCATACCGTCGCCGGTCTGAACGCCTTCATGGCCGCCCGCGCCGCCCGGAAATCAAAAAAACGCTAGGAAACACACTAATGAAAAAACTAAAAATAGCAGTCACCAACGTTTTTGCTGTCACCCTCGGTCTGCTGCTCTGCACAGCTACAACACTAGTCGGAGCAATTATCATCGCCGCCCTACTGAAATTCCTTATCTTCCTGATCGGAGCCTAACCATGAAACAGAAACTAACATTCACTCGAACGCTACCCGAAACACCATCCATCACCGCAACCGTCATCATCAACGACGCGAGCATCGACGAAATAGAAAAGGCAGGCCGATCACTCTTCATCGGTTCCGGCCGCCTCTGGGATCACCTAGCCCAAAAGCTGGAGCTGCAAGACCTCACCAGCTCCCACGTCATCCATGAATACACGTACACCCTCGAACCATTAGGAGCGAAAAAACCATGAGCACCACCATCTTTTACGAACCGCCCGCCGGGCAAGCCCAAACCGTGCCCCCGGATGATTACCACCCACACGGGCAAACCGCGCACACCTACAACGAAGAAACCGGGAAACTCACCTGCGACCAATGCCAAAAACTCGTAGCATTCGTCCCTGCAAAACGATTCCCTAACCTGAACGCTCTAAACTACGCCATCAATCAGACCATGCGCGCACATATTGCAAGCACCAACCGCCGAAACGGATACACCTCATGACACGCACCACTCAGCAAACAGCTAGAACGAAAGTAGAAGAAATTCTCAAGACCGAATTTCCCGCCCACGAAATTATCACACTCACGATCGAACACAGGGGCAAAAATAGCGCTAATGTAGCCGCTGGACTGCAAAACGAAAAAGAAAACGTCACCGTAATCCTTACTGCTTTCTGGGATCGCAGCCCGAACTACCTCGAAAACTGGTTCATAGAAGAAGCCACCTACACCCAAAAACCACCACAGCAGGAAGAAACGGACACACCGCAAAAGAGATACCACGCAATCGCGGAAGCCGCGAAAAAACTCGCCGAACTCACCAGCACACTACAGCTCCAAACTATCCAAGACACCAACATCGAAGAACTAGCAGGGTGCTGCTCATCCTTTAGCCCTAGCGACCTCTTCGAAGCGCTCGCGGCAGAAGCCACCGTACGCGCCGCAAACAAAGTCTGGAATCCAAAAGAACACCTCGCCGCATAACCAACCACTCATGAAAACATCTAAAGATCAACTCACCGCCGGGGAACTTTTCGCCGGGTACGGAGGCCTCGCGCTCGCTGTCGAGCGTGCACTGAACGCAACGACGGCGTGGGTGTGCGAATTTGAGGAAGCACCGTCAAAGATTCTTGCGCAGCATTTCCCGGAAGCCCCGAATTTTCGTGATGTTACCGCCGTGGATTGGGAAACAGTGCCACCGGTAGACATTATTTCCGGCGGTTCGCCCTGCCAGGACGTGAGCCTGGCAGGGTCTCGGCGGGGCATGACGGATGGCACCCGCTCGAACTTGTGGGTCTCCATGCGAGAAGCTATCAAAACTATTCGACCCCGCCTCGTAGTGTGGGAAAACGTGAAAGGAGCTAGAAGTGCGACAGCCTCTAGCGATTTGGAATCCTGCCCGGGATGTATGGGAACAGGGGGGGGGCAATGACACCGAACCTGCTTTGCGGGCACTCGGACGTGTACTCGGCGACCTTACCTCCCTCGGGTATAGCGCTCAATGGCGCTCTATACGAGCATCAGACATCGGAGCACCACACCACCGCGAACGGGTCTTCGTCCTTGCCTGGCGCAATGATTCCTACACCTACAGCGACAGACGGGGCACGGGGCGGGAAAAACCCGTACAGAGCCACGAAATCAGCTCTGCTACTCCCGGATTGGGTGAACGCCATCACCGAGGGAGTGCTGCTGACACGGGAAGCTATACCGATCCCCTCTTTCCAACCCCGACCTGCTCAGACATCAAAGGTGCACCACTCCCAGAAACGTATACGCGCCGCCTAACCGCCCGCGGCCGAACCACCAGCGGGAACCTCGCCGAAGACCTCCCCTACCTGCTACCCACGCCGAACACGATGGATAGCCTGGACTGGAGAAACGGCGAAGCACGGCTTAAAGCGCTCAAACGCGGCAAAGATGATCGGAAACCTACCAAACGAACCGGGAACCTCCGTGAAGAAGTACATTTCGACTTCCACGAGTACGCGCCCGCTGTCGAACGATGGGAAACCATCACCGGGAATAAAGCCCCCGCTCCGACCCGCCCATCACGCACCGGGAAACCGCAGCTAAACCCAGAATTTAGCGAATGGATGATGGGACTGCCGGCAGGTTGGGTTACCAACCCCAATTTAGCCCTCACACGGGCACAACAACTTAAAGCCATCGGCAACGGCGTTGTTCCGCAACAAGCCGCAACAGCTCTCGCGGAAATGATGGCGAATTTGGAGGAAAAATGAACATACCAAAACAAAGAAGAGGCTACCCGCACCGGGCAGAGCTAAACACCAAGTTCCACCCAGCTCAAAGCGGCATACCAGACTCGACAGAGTTCACGGTCTACTGCCAGGACTGCGCCGACGCCAGACTATCCATCCACGGAGAAACCCCAGGCATCCTTCGACGCATGGAAGCAGGAACAGGCACCAGCGCCGAAATCGACCTAGAAACATACATGAAAGACGTAATCAGCAGGCACAACTCACAATTTCTCAGGGGTGCACTAGCTTGGAGGGAAATAAATTAACGACATTACATCTACCACAACCAACGACGGAAAAAGGAGTAAATCTTACATGGGGTACCTAACCGTATATGCACGCATCCAAAACCTAGTTAAATGTGAAGCGCCCGGTGCAGAAATTACTGACTATATCGTGCAGAGGGGTCATCTAGGGGCAACTGTGACAGTACAGGCAGTAGGGCCTGGCAACATTCGGACAACCATCAACGCACTCTTGCACACCGACGGTTACAGGATTGACCGAATCATCAGAAAGGAAAAGTAAATGCCGATCCCGCAAAGAAGTACCAGCGCATCGGATACGTGGCTTACCCCCCCCCATATTTTTCAGCCCCTCGGAAAATTTGACCTCGACCCGGCCGCACCTATCGAAAACCGTGACTGGATCGGAGCCACCCGAACATTCACTGAATTAGAAGACGGACTAGCGCAGCGCTGGGAGGGGAGGGCATGGCTAAACCCGCCCTACGGGCGAGGAATAGATCGTTGGATGCGGAAAATGGCAGAGCATGTGAAAAACGGCGGCGCGGGAATAGCGTTCATCTTCGCACGAACAGATACCAAATACTGGCAACAGTATGTATTCCCTGTAGCATCTGGAATTTTATGGCTCGAAGGTCGGGTAAAATTCTGCGATCCGAACGGAAGACCAGGGAAATACCCTGCTCCCGCACCATCAGCACTGATAGCTTACACACCTAGCGATCTGGAAATCCTAGCAGAGGCATGTGAGACCGGAAAGATAAAAGGCAACCTAACTATCCACAACATCACATGTACTTTCGCCATCCCGGAGTCACCACTAAAGCCACTACTCCGATAAAGAGAGGGAGACCATGAAAGATAAACCCCAAATCTCAGAACGCCTTGACAGGTTCATAAACCTATACGGCGAAACCTGGGCGAAAGTATTCGCCTTTGTCCTTGCAGGAGCCGTAGGAACTGCATTCGCTGCCCTGCTCATAGTCTGCTTTATACAGGCAGCTATCAATATCATCGCAGAGAACAACTAGACGGCGCGAAATCCAGGCGGCAAGCAGCCACAGGTATGCCCTAGCCGCCTGGATATTCAAATTTGCATAAAATAAGACATTGCATTATGCTTTATTGCATAGTAATCACGAACATTTCAGACGGAAAAGAGGAATGCGCATGAGCTGGCTCCGCATTGGCGACACCGCATCTATGCATCCAGTCGTTTTGCGCTCTCTAGAACTTCCTAATGCAACGGAATCCCTAAAATTAGAACTTTTCGGTTTTGTGGCAATGGCAGCCACGATGTGCGCCGCTCATGAGGGAGACTCCATCATCGAGCTTGGCACAATCTTCCAAGTTGCGGGCGTCGCCCGTGGTAAGCAGCTTGCCGCGGCCGCCGAGTACTGCGGATATTTTGAGCAAATCAAAAACCAACAGACCGGAGCAATCGCTTACAAGCTCATTGAAGACCCAGAGCTGATTCACATGGTCTCAAAAGAGCAACGTGAATGGGCAAATCAGCAGCGTAACGACACTCGCGACTCAAAACTCGTTGTACCGATCCGAGAGCGCGACGGTGACGCATGCCGATGGTGCGGGCACGTGGTCTATTGGAACGACAAACGCGGAGCACGCGGAGGAACCTACGACCACCTACATCCAGGCGTAGCCGCCAAATCACCCGACGATATGGTGGTCTCATGCCGTGGCTGCAATTCATCCAGGAAAGACAGCCAAAATTCAGACAACGACTTATCGCAGCTACTACCAGCACCACAAAACCCCTGGTACAGCGACGCGACAGCAAATTTTCTCAATGAACACGCCAATCTGATGCGAACACACAACCATGTGCTCCCATCGGCGAAGAAAGATAAACCGAGAGGAAAGCCAAAAGCACCACCTCCGGGGTCTTCGGAGCCACCAGGCGGTAGCGCATCGCCCGCACCGCCTCCGGCTTGGGTAGCAGTTGAGGAAAACCAAATAAATATGTTCATAGCTGACATTGAGTCATCTGTTGGTGAGAGGGTTGATGCACCGGGCGCAGGCGCGCCTGTCGAGCGTCCCATCGATCCAGCTAATGACGCGGTAGAT